TGTGAAAGCTGAGTTATGGAATTCAAACTCGAACGTGAGGTTGATTCTACGACACATCTTGTTAACCGCATCGAGATCACCCTTGAGGGGATCATCGGCATTCTCACGAACCCTATCAGGTACCGGCCTTTTCAGAGCATGTTCCACGCATTCATAGGAACCTTCCTCGACATGATAGTCAAAGTTCTGAGCTACCATACCGGGTGCCCGGAATGTGTCGGCGCCCTTCGGATTGAGATATTCCCGGTCAGTATCGATGAAGTATTTATCAGATTCCTTTTTTACGGGAATGATCGGCCATGCCTCATTGATGATATATGGTCCGCCTGCCATCAACTGAACCATGAAATTCGTCAGTGACGCACTGATATGGACTTCATAGATGCCCGGTGTAGATTGTCCACTTGACATTTTGATATTCTCCTTATTTTATAAACTTGCCGTCGTATTCAATCCCTATGCCCTCGAAATTTCACAGGCTTTCTTCAATTGAATCTTAAGGCAGACACAATCATCATCTTCTGCAGGTGCTGATAAAATGTAACCGCCCTGCGTGGTATCGGTACCAGCGAGCGGGCATGTGAACTCAATTGCCATTCCCGTGGCGTCAGAAACGACCCAGTCGCCGACTACCAAATTCGCAGCCGTGCCGACCTGAATCCAGTGGAACCCGTCCTGCTGTACCTCGACGGTCTGGCCAACGGTTCTGGTGTCCATCGCTACTCCGACAATTGCACCCTGAAGGCCGCATGTAACTACCGTAATATCATCGCCGCCGGAAAACTTGACAAAGGTTCCTTGCGTCACGCCGCCGACACCGACAATGAATTCTTTGCCCATGCCCTGCGCTGACTTCTTGCAGGAATGGCCACGGTCACGCATATAACCACTTTCATAATCTGGCATTGTCGTTGTCCTCCTTTATGCCAATGAGCATATCCTATCCGGCTGAATTTTCAGGCAGACACAATCTTCGTCATCTGTCGGCGTTGAAAGCACGATCCCGCCGAGCGTAGTTTCGTTACCGGCTGTCGGGCACGTATATTCGACCGCCATTCCTGACGCGTCGGACATAACCCAGTCACCCGGAATGAGAGCGGCAGCGGTACCAACAATGATCCAGTGGTAGCCGTCCATCGCGACTTCAACAGTCTGGCCCTCTGTCCTGGTATCCATTGCGATACCTATCAGGGCGCCGCCAGCGCCGCATGTGACGACCGTAATATCATCCCCACCGGCGAATTTAACGAATGTGCCCTGCATAACTCCGCCGCTTCCCACAACAAATTCCTTCCCCATCGCCTCACAGGATTTCTTGCATTTGTGACCGCGATCCTGCATGTAACTGCTTTCATATGCCATTACTTACCTCCCGCATTGACCATCTTTGAAGCCTTAAGTGTAGCGTCCAGCGCGCTCAGGGCGGGATCATCCTTCATGAGCTTGTCGGTCAGGAGTTTTACGTCCATTCCAACGACCTTCTTTCCATCGCGCTTGTAGCCCTGCATGGCTGTGTCGAACCGGTCATCTCCGGCAAAATCGGTGTTGCCCTTATCGTCTGCGGACAACTTTGCCCCGACGACTTCTCTGTGTTCGAGGAACTTCGGTACCGCTTTCAGTGCCGACATGATTACAGCGCTGGCTTTCTTCTGCGAATCACCCAGGGTTACCACAACATCGGCTGCGTCCATAGCTACGAGAGCCTTCTGAACGCCGAGTTCGATGTAGGCCGGTGCACCGTTGCCTTCGTCGATAAGCTCTTTGAGTGCAATCTCATATTCGCTTTCGAGTCTTGCAAGTGCAAGTGCGTTTAGTTCCTTCTCGGCCTTTTCGCGCCCCTTAGCCTCGTCGTCGAGCTTCTTCTCTGTTGCTTTCTTCTCAGTCAGAAGCTTTTCGACTTGGGCCTTAAGAGCGATGGTCTTATCCCCTGAATCAACAGTATTGAGATCATCTGCCATTTGGGATAGCTCTCCTTTATAGTTTTTGACCCATGCTTTAGCGCGGGCCAGATCAAAATCGTCTATGCTGAACCGGAGCGACTGTAGCACCATCGATGATGCACTCTTGCCGCCCGTTACATATTCTTCCTTGTACTTAGCGAATATACCCCTGACGCCCTTGGTCATGTCTTTGGACTTGAATGAATCCTTTTTGAATTTACCTGCGGGCTTGACGCTGTACCAGTATTCGTTCTCCTGCGACTCCCAGACCAGATCAATATTGCCTTTATCGTTGCTTTTACCATCGACCTGGGCCATGCATAAAACCCCTTCCTTGTCCTGAAAGCCGTCCGCCATCTCAACCTCGGTTAACCTCGATACCGCGGGATTGGACGACCCGAGAAGGGCTACGTGCCGCAAGTATGGAATACCGTTGTAGGGGGCATAATCTGATATCCCCACGGAGCGCTTCGGGAACTTCCGCTCTCGAATCATTTCCTCCGCTTCGGTACTCAGGCTCACATAAGCCCAAATGCTTACATCGTCCTGATCCGGGTTCTCCCCGAACGGACGCAATTCAAGTTTCTTTACCCATCCCACGGCAGGCTTCTCTTCATCGAATGGCTGTGGGTGCCCTACAACTAGCGGGGCTTCACGCACATCGGGATCATATGAGGCAGCCATATCACGGAGGTACGAGGCATCGAAATCGATATCATTCCACTTACCCGGTCGCAAGATTTCCATCCATACTTCCATCTTTGGCCCTCCGTGTTTTCGTGGTCTAAATGCAGAAAAGACACCCGGTTAAAGGTGCCTACGTGGGACTTTTCGCTACCGCTCTTATCGAGTCGGGCTTATATTATTTGTTCTTGGCCGCGAGAATAATCATGCATTGCGGCCCGAACTTCTTGTGCTGCTCTATCTTGCAACTTACCACCTTAACACCGCATTTGTCAATAGCTGCCATGTTATCGTCGAGGACAACACGCTTTGCGTCTTCCAGCTTCCTGTAGTCGTCGTTATTCATTTCCCTTCTGTAGTTACTGTCCTGGCAGGGGGATCGGCGCCTGAACACCAGAATTTAATACAGGCCTCCAGGAGCCGAATCCCTCCTGCGGTCGTGGAGCACTGGAGACAGTATATATTTCAGCCGGATCAAATACCTGGCCGGGCTGTATTTGCCTCCATTCGTCTATCCACACTCCGATTATTGTTGAGCGGCAGTTGTAATGCAGGGGCGGTACAAGATCAGCGTATCCCGCCGTGTCCTTCTTGATTATCTGCCCGTCCATACGGCGGCATATCTCAGTTGTCCTTCCATCGATGATCGCCATGAACTGCACCGCCGGAATCAGGTCGTTAATCAACGGGTCAAACATCCCGTCCATGTGCCCTGAGTTGTAGGCGGTCATCATGTTCGTCCTGAACACCGTTTCAATATGAGCACGTCCAGCTAAGAACTCCGGTAACATATCCCGGAATTGCTCGAATGTAAGGCCGTCAGCGAGCGCCTGCTGAACTGCCGGGTATAAATGCTTCTCGATATTGTCAAGGGTCACGTTAGAGGCGAAGAAAGCCTCGCGTCTGGCATAGTCGTCAAGTAACATCTCGAACTGTTCACGGCTCATTATCTCGCGGCGACCAAAGATATCCATTGCATCGTATGGGGGGAGCGGCACGTACTGGGCATCGGATAGTTGTATGGGAAGATCCACCGTGCGCCTTAGTCCGAATAGGCCCTTTGATTCACGTGTTAGCTTTGTCGGTGCCCTGCGGTCGGTGAATACATCGTGATAGCCCCATAAGTAGGACCAGAAATCAATCGTGGTTATGGCCTCGGCGAGTGGCTTACGGTCGAATGACCAGTTGCGGGAACCGGCGAGGACGGCCTGCATGTTCTCCTGAGCGTTGACCCATCGGACATACTCGTCCATCGTGTCAATCATGGACTGCTCGCCGTACTTGATAGCTGTGCGGTCAAGACGGGCCATGTTGTCGGCAATTCGTATTGTTTCACGCCTCGGCATTAAGCTACCTCATCTTGAGCGGCCATTCGTACCGCTGTTTCAGTTCTGATTCCTCTGCTGGCTGTTCTCCGAATCCACCGAATGACTGCACGGGCATCACAATCGCCTCGCCACCCGTATCCGTTGCCAGCACCA